TTTGTCAACAGCAATGTGTTTACAATTTTTAGAATGACGATTGTAGTTATCTTCTCTGCTAAATGTTTTTCTGCAGCCTTTGCAATGTAACACCTGAATTACTCCTTGTTGTTCGTTTTGTAGCTTCAAACAGAAGCTAGCAGTCTTTTGATGATTTTTCAAAGAATATTTGGTAGAATATGACTTTTTGCAAAAGTGGCATATGAAGGTCATTTTATTACTTGAATTTTTATTTTAAATATTATTTACCTCAATTTATGAGGAAAATTGAGGATTTACCTCAATTTTTGAGGTAAATTGAGGTAAATTCAGTGAAAAGTGGTTTTTTAGCCTTAGAATCAACCTGTAACACCTCCGATAGAAATCGTGTTGATAAATGAATATTTGCATGATAAATTTTGATGATACTAAGAAGTGACCTGGAAACGGATTTTGCATTTTTTTAAGATTTTTCTGCGGAAATGCATTTTCTGATAATTTGTACACATTTTTTTCTGCAAAATAATTTTTTTCCGGAAAAAAATTAAGATGAGGATTCAACCTGTAATTCAACCTGTAAAACCATCTTAATTTCTGTTATTCCGGAAAAAAATTGTTTTACATAAATTGTTTTTTTTCAGAAAGTATTGTGCAAAAAAAAAACACACACAAAAATTGTGTGTGTTTTTTTTTTATGAATCAGAAGTCAGATTTCTGTTTTTTTTTGCAAAAGAATTATTGTTCCGGAAAAAATTTAAACGAATGCTTTCAACAACACCCACAAAAATTGTGGGCTTCTCTACAGTACACTCTAGAATGGGTTTGGCGATTTTAACAGATTTTAATATATTTTAACATATTTTAACAGATTTCGTTATCGAAACGAAAGAAAACAACCTGAAAATGAAGCAGGAAAACAAATTTAATGAAATTTCACGAAATTTGACGAAATTTGTTAAAATTCATTTCGCGGTTAATTTTTAGTTTAAAAACCCTCGTTTGTTTCAGAAAATCTGTTAAAATCTGTTAAAATCTGTTAAAATCTGTTAAAATCTGAAATCGTGTTTTTGTGCATAAATGCATTTTTTTGTACATTTTTTTCTGCAAAAATAATTTTTTTCTGGAAAACAGATTTTTTTATACATTATAAGTCAGAATCTGATATTTTCTAGTTAATACACTCACTTCAAGAAAAAAGTAATTTAAGAAATTATTTTGTGTATTAAATGACTGACAGACTACAACTACTAAAAACGTTTAAAACTACCCTTATATTGTTCATTGATGAGTTAATTGGTCAATTCCCTAAGGATTCTGAATTGATTTTGATGCGTATTTTCCTTAAAGACCAAATACCAATAAAGGAGGTCATGGATATTTTTCTTATAAAGATGAATAAATTCAAACCAATGATTGAAAACAAGGATGATTCTATATTCAGAGAAAGCGATTTTTTGTCGTTTGGAGATCAAGCTGGGTTTACGAATTTGAAGAAACAGTGGTTGGCGAATAACATCGATGATGAAGACAAAGCCGTCATCTGGGAATGGTTAAATTCATTCATCTTTTTATGCGAGAAGTACCAGAAATTAGATTAATTTAAAGAAAAGAAACAGAAGTAAAATGAGTACAACAGACACAGAGAGTTCATTAACTGCACCGGAAGACAGAAAGACAACCAGAGAGAATCCTTGGAGACCTTCACGCGAGCCGCCTCTAAGTGAGGATAGTTTTGAGGAAGCTGCAAGCGAGTTAAACGTTTCTTCATATATTGGTCTCAAATTTCCCCGAGTAGACAGAGTTTATGCTGACCCCGCTATTATGAATCAAGTGTATGGTTTGATTTCGTTCGTACCTGCTAAAGGATCTAAACCTAATAAAAATGGAGTATACGGATATGCTAAACTTAGAGGAAACTATGGTACAGATATAGAGACAAATCAGAGAGCGGAGTTTCTGATTAGAAATGTCGATTCCTACCATCAAATATACCATTGTTATGTAGGACGTCCATTTCCTCTAACTTCGTCTTCGAAGTATAGTGCAGAAGTGGACGAAATAGATATAAAGAAGGATATGTCACAGTCTGTTAGTTCTAATGTTAAGGAAAAGAGAATGAAAGAAAGGAAAGAGGTGGAGGAGATTAAACAAAGAGAGGCAGAACTGTTGAAAGAGTCCAAAAAGGCTGAAGCTGGAGAAGCAGTATATGATGATTTCGATGAATATATTACTATGAAAGTCAAGAAAGCACAACTGACGTGGACTTACCTTCAACACAAGGAGAAAATGGAGGAAATAAAGGGAATTATTGTTAAGACTAGAAAAGAATTGGAAGATATGGATAAAAGAGAGCCATCCTTCAAGGAGCAGTACTTTGATAGGTACATGACGGCGCGAAAACAGGCTGGTTTAACCGAGAATCAGTTTAAGCAAACAGAGGACAACTTCATGAAGTTTATGGTCGAAGATGCAGATATACCAGAAATTGATGAACTGTACGAAACGTACATTGAAACGGGTGAGTTGCCACATAAAGACGAACCAGATGAACCGGTAGCAGAGAGTCCAGTAGAGGGTGATAAGGAAAGCAAAGAGGAAACAGTAGAAGGTCCAAGAGGAGTTGAAGTAGAAAATGTCACACCATCTACCTCTGATATAACCTTAGGATGAATATCTTGATTGATTATTTTTTGTATTGCTATCTAAATACAAAAAATTAAGTTGTAATAATAAATGAATAGAATCAGAGCATTCCACATACTGGCCAGTTTCTTCTTAGTAATACTGGATTTTCTATGGGTTTCGTTATTTATGAAGAATAAATATAATACTATGGTCTCCGATATTCAAAATGGAGAGCCTATGCAAGTAAACTACTTGTACATGATTTTGACCTATGCACTTTTGTTAATTGCTTTAAACTCGATTGTAATACCTGTTTTACAGATGATGAAATATCCATTGTATGGGTCATTCTGGTTCCCGTTTTTATTCGGCACGGTAGTATACAGTGTCTACAATATGACAAATGCAAGTATTTTCAAAGACTGGGATATTCCTGTCGGTTTTCTTGATTCCATTTGGGGAGGAGTCTTGTTTATGAGTTCTGTTTGGTTGGCAGACAAGATTTGTTCATACAAATTCAGCTTCTAGTTGCATTAAAGCGTTATTATCGTCATCTGATTCTTCACTTTCCTCCTCGCATAATTCTTCGTCTTCAATTATTATTTTAGAAGTAGGAACAGAGGGCAACTCAAGCAATTTTCTCTCAGTTTCCATGTAGTGGTCTTCTTCTTCTAGTTCTGCTAGCAAATCTGCATCGTCGAAATCAGTAGAAGGCTCAGCTAGTAGTTGGCTGATTTCATCTATATCATCTTTCTTTTCCTGTATGTCTTCCATTAATTCTGAAACATCATCGACATCCATTTCTTCTTTCATCTTTTCAAGCACTTTCTTTCCTGTTTTCATTGATGATATTACTATGCTGTTATTAAGGCTTTGTTCTAAAGTGTTTATTTGCTCTTCTAGTTTGATTTTACTATTTAAAATGAAGTCGAGTTGCTTTTCCTTAAGCTTGTATAACTTCATCTTCTGCACCGCTTGTTTATTTTTGTTATTCTTTTTTAGTTGAATAGCGTCTTTTTTGAGAGTGCTGCTTTGCTTAGATATGTAGTTTTCTTTTTTATCTAGTGTTTCCAAGTCTCTTTTCAGCGCAAGTATAGAGTCACACACCTGCTTCTTCACGTCGATCGGTTTGTTCTTGTTGTGTTTCTTTCCAAAGATATTAAATAGCATACTATCCATCATTTATTAACAGTGAAATCTATCAATTTTAGAAATTCATAAAAATGAATTTTTTTTTTATAAAACGGTTTAGTGAAGAAACTATGACAGAATACGATATATTTGCAGAAGCATTGAATATGTTTGAAGATGTGAGCAGTCCTGATAAACCTGAAAAGAAATTGGGCGTGTGTAAGCATGAAAAGACTATAAATGACAAGAACATCCTGTTCTGTGCGGATTGCGGAGAACAGATATCTGTTGAAAAGAACTTCGACAAAGAGTGGAGATATTATGGAAATAAAGACACAAAGAATCATAGTAATCCCACTCGGGTTCATATGAGAAAATGTGACGACAAAAACATATATAAAGATGTTGAGAATATGGGCTTCGATGAGAACATAGTTGAACTGGCTAACAAGATTTATCATCAAGTTACGAAGGATAAGATCAAAAGAGGAAAATCAAGAAAAAGTATTGTCTTCGCCTGTGTTTTTGAGGCATATAAGCTTAAAGATAATCCTCAGACGTACGAAACAATAATTAATAGTTTCAATATCCCAAAAAAATCAGGTTTAGCTGGGATAAACCATGTATCGTTACACATAAGCAAGGAGTTGAAAAGCAAGACAACATACATAACGCCAAAACATCTAATTCGTAATATTATATTCAAGTTCAAAGGAGCCACAGAAGAACAATATCAGGAAGTAGCAAGGATATATGATAAAATACAAAATAAAAATACTAGAATAAATCGAGCAAGACCTCAGTCAGTCGCGGCGGGTATTGTGTTTTATTGGTTAGAGAAAAATAATAAACACATAAGCATAAAGGAATTCACAAAAGTAGTGAATTTATCGGAATTGACAATAAAAAATATGGCCAAGTTAGTAGATGAGATAATAGAAAAGAAAAGAAGAAAGAAGCAAAGGAAAAAAATGATATCTAAATCAGCGACTTTTTGAATTAAGAAAATATAAATTTGATTTATAAAAAAAATATGATGTATATATACAAATGCCATCCACATCAACAGATAATAATACTAATATCTCAGAAAAATACGTTCTGTTCCCGATAAAAAGGTCAAAAACATGGGAATTATATAAGAAAGCTGAAGCTTCGTTTTGGACAGCAGAAGAGGTTGACTTGTCACATGATATAAGCGATTGGAATAAATTATCTGATAACGAGAGACACTTTATAAAATGCGTTCTTGCTTTTTTTGCTGCTAGCGATGGAATCGTTAATGAGAATTTGGCTTTGCATATGCTTAGTTCAAAAGAAATTGAGTATTCTAACGAGGCTAAATGCTTTTATGCGTTCCAGTTAGCAATTGAAAATATCCATTCTGAGATGTATTCTCTATTAATAGATGAGTACATAAAAGACCCAGAAGAAAAGAATGAGTTGTTTCATGCTTTGGAAAGAATTGAATGTGTTAAGAAGAAGTCTAACTGGGCTATTAAATGGGTTGGAAAAGAAGTTAGTTTCTTAGAGAGATTAGTGGCCTTTGCTGCTGTTGAAGGTATTTTGTTCTCAGGTTCATTTTGTGCTATATTTTGGTTGAAGAAAAGAGGTTTAATGCCAGGTTTGACTTTTTCTAATGAGTTGATAAGTCGTGATGAAGGATTGCATATGCTTTTTGCTTGTCATATGTACAAGGAGCTAACAAATGACGGAGGTAGGTTATCTTATGAAAAAATTAAGGATATAATAGTTGAAGCTGTTAATAATGAACACGAATTTGTTGAAGGAGCAATACCAGTGGAGCTTATAGGAATCAATTCTAAATTGATGAAAGAATATATTGAATTCGTAGCTGATTATCTTGTGGTGGAGTTGGGTTATGAGAAGATATATAATACACCAAACCCATTTGATTGGATGGATTTAATAAGCATTGAAGGGAAAACCAATTTTTTTGAAAAAAGGGTAGGAGAATATTCGAAATCTGGAATTCAAGGTGGTAAGAAATTATTTGTACTTGATGAAGACTTCTAAATAGTAATAAGCAATAAGTAAACAGTTGAAATATATATTTAAAAATCAGATATATATTTTATAATGGAAAAAGTAGTGACTTGGTCTCAGTTTGGTGAGGATATTCATCTATATAACAAGGTTTTTGGTGACAAGAAAAACGGCGTGTACATAGAGTTAGGTGCTTTAGACGGAAATTTATATTCGAATACAAAATTTTTTGAGCACTATTTAAGTTGGGAGGGGATTCTGATTGAACCTCATCCTGTTAAGTTTCGTAATCTGCTGCTAAATAGAAGCAGGAAAAACAAATTTTTTAATTGTTTGGTTTCAACCGGAGACAAAAAATTGAAGTTCAGGCTTTTTGATGATATACATGCAGCAGTTTCAGGAGTTGAAGACACTATACCACCTTACCACTTCAAAAAATTTTTTAATGCAGAAGAAAACAGCCATCTAAAACAAGATATTATAGAGATGAAACCAGAAACGCTAACTGATATTGTCAAATTAAGCGGATACGAGTATATAGATCTGTTATCACTTGATGTAGAGGGACACGAGGAACAAGTTTTACAATCATACGATTTTGAGGTCCCCATTCGAGTTATTCTCATAGAGACGTTGCCTTACACACCTGAACAAAACAACAAATGCAAAGAAATACTGAGAAAGAGAGGATATACATATCACAGTAGTGTATACTGGAACGAAGTATGGATATTACAGGAAAACGATGACTAACCTCAAATCTCGATTGATCTTAGTGAAAAAGTATTACAGCTCTTGTCTTTAGCGTAGTTAATTAGACGTGTAACCATTTCTTTTTCAATGCCAAAGTAACCTGGTTCGCAAAAGAAATGCTCCACCACACCCCTGGTACCGAAGTAATTAGTAATTATGCTTATATCGCAAAATGCAATAGGTCTTTCGCTACAGTTGTCGACAAACACAAATGTCTTTTCATTGGAGTTTTCTTTAATGTAGTCAAGATATATCATGAATTCTTCGTTGTTTATATCACGAATGTTTTGTACATAAAAATCGTAGTCCTTATGTTCAACATCTCTTATCATTATATCGTTGTCAAAATCAGAGTCTAGTAACATAGTATAATATTACGTTTTTCTTTTAAATGATTTTTAAAAAATGAATTTAAAATCAAGATAGTATTAACATACAAACATAATGCCTTCCAGTAAGAAAAAAGTAGTATACCAGAAGTTGTCGCCAATAGAGCATATGCTTTTAAGACCAGATATGTACATAGGTGATATCAGAAACAAGAGGTCAACAGAGTATGTTTTTGATGGGAACAAAATCAAACAGAAAGCAATATGGAATAACGAAGGCCTTGTGCGCGTCTTTGTGGAAATCGTTGCAAACGCCGTAGATAACTACTTACGTTCTTTGGAAGGTGATACACCAGTTAAGAAGATCAAGATAGAATTAAATGAAGAAACAGGTGAAACAAAAGTTTGGAATGATGGTAACGTTATTCCCATAGAAGTGGATGATAAAGAAGGTGTATACAACCACTCACTTATATTCGGTAATTTGATGTCAGGTTCAAATTTTAACGACAAAGAGGACAGATATACCTCAGGTAAGAATGGTATTGGTTCCTCTGCTACTAACATTTTTTCTAAAAGCTTTAAGGTAACAGGTACCGATCCAGTAAGATCTTTAAAACTTGTACAGGTATGGTCTAACAATATGAAAGAGACTAAAGGGCCAAAAATTACTAAAAAGAAATCTAAAAGTGGTCATACTGAGGTATGTTGGTTTCCTGACTTTGAGAAATTTGGATTAAAAGGTTATACTAAGGATATAGTAGACGTTATAAAGAGAATAGTTTATGATACTTCCATGTTATGCGATAAAGCCAGCGTATACTACAATGGCGAACTGATAAAGATAAAGAAACTTCAAGATTATGCGAAATTCTTTGAAGGTTTCGACGCTAAGGAATGTCTTCTTCTAAGTTCTGCTGATTGTGAGGTAATCATATGCCCTTCAACAAACAATGAATTCGAGCAAGTTTCTTTCGTTAATGGTATATATACAAAAAACGGAGGATGCCACGTAGATAAATGGTTAAATGGTATACTTAAGGATTTGCTAGCGAAGTTGAATAAGAAAGGAAAAAGTCTAATTTCAAGAAGGGATTTGAAGCAATACTTTAGAATATTCGTTAAGTGCAGGGTGAACAAACCCATTTTTGACAGTCAATCTAAAAATAAGTTAGAGTCTCCTGATGTCGAAGTTGATTATAAGAAAACAGCATTGAATAAGATCATGAAATGGAGTATAATCAAGGACGTAAATGACTTGATAAAAAGCAAGGATATGTTAAGTCTTAAGAAAACTGAAAGGAAGAAAAGAGGTTTTATACGGATTGAGGGTATGGATCAAGCTAATTTGGCTGGAACGAAAAACTCAAAGGATTGTACTCTTGTTCTGTGTGAAGGTTTATCAGCAAAGACTTATGTAGTTTGTGGTCTATCTATCGGAATAGATGGAAAGAAAGGTAGAGACTACACTGGGATAATGAGTTTGACTGGAAAAATTTTAAATACTAGAAATGCATCTAATAACGTTATTTCCAAGAACAAAGAAGTTACTAATATCATAAAAGCTTTAGGCTTAGAATACGGTGTAGATTATACAAATGAAACTAATTTTTCGAAGCTAAGGTATGGAAAGATTGCTCTTTTAGCAGATGCAGACGACGACGGTATACATATAGAAAGTTTAATATTAAATTTGTTTCATTCATTATTTCCCTCCCTTTTGAAAAGACCTAAAGCTTTTATTATTAGTCTGAAGACGCCAATAGTTAGAATAAACAGTAAAGCAGGGGATACTTTGTTTTATGACGCTTCTAGAGCAGATAGTTTTATAAAGAATAATCCAAAGAGAAACATTAAATACTACAAGGGTTTAGGAACGACTAAAGCAGAAGATGTACCCGACACTTTTGGAAAGAAGATAGTAAATTATGTTTTCGATGACAACACGGATAAAAACATGGAGAAAGTGTTCAACAAAAAGTTAACTGATGAACGAAAGAAATGGTTAACTGATTACGATCCAAAAAAGAGGCTATACTGTCTTGATGATATGGGTTGTAAGTCAAAGGTAAAGATAAGTAATTTTTTAGACGAAGAATTGATTAAGTTTTCTTTGAGTGATTGTGGAAGATCAATACCTTCTTTAGTTGACGGTTTCAAAACCTCTCAAAGGAAGATATTTTATTGTGTGAAGAAGAGAAACTTGGCTTACTCAGGTAAGAGCTTAAAAGTTGCCCAGCTGGCAGGATATGTGGCAGAGCATTCTAACTACCATCACGGAGAACAAAATTTGTATGATACCATTACAAAAATGGCACAGGATTTTATAGGAAGCAATAATATACCCCTTCTTTATAGAGATGGACAAATGGGTTCTAGGATTCAGTTAGGAAAAGACGCTGCCTCAGCGCGTTATATATACACTAAGATGGATAAATGCACAGACATCTTATTTCCAAAAGAAGACGACGTGTTGCTCGAAAGAGTAATTGACGATGGTGATGTAGTCGAACCTGTTTATTACGTTCCTATAATACCTTTGATTTTAGTAAACGGCGTAAACGCTGGTATAGGCACTGGGTTCAGTTCAAGTATTCCCTGCTATAACCCGGTCGATGTCATAAAGTACATAAAGCACTGGTTAGAAAACAAAACATTTTGTAGAAAGTCAATGAAGCACCTTAAGCCGTTAATACCTTCATACAAAAACTTTAGAGGTGAAATTCAACAAATTGATACCAATAAATTCAAAACAACTGGTATATTGAAACCAGGAAAGAAAAAAGGAGAGTACAAAATAAGCGAAATTCCTATAACAGTAAGTATAGACAAATTTAAGGAAAGACTAGAAGATATGTATGAAAACAAAAAATTGAAAAAGGTTATCAATCACTCCACCCAGAATAAGATAGATTTTACTGTATATGAAAGTCCTTCGGTACCAGTTACAATTGACAGCTTGAAGTTATATTCGTATTTATCGACTACAAATATGGTACTCTTTGATGAAAACAATAAAATTACCAAATATGAAGATGTATATGATATAATTGATAGCTTTTGTAAGGTTCGCTTGGATTACTACTGTAAAAGGAAGGTCTATATGGTGAAGGAGCTGAAGAGAGTCATAAAGTTCTTGAAGAACAAAGAGAGATTCATAAGCGAAGTAATGAGCAAGAAGCTAAGGGTTATGAATATCGATGAAAAAATTATCTTGAACTCAATGAAAAGCGCTGGTTATGATAAAGAAGAAGGAAGTTTCGATTATCTACTAAGAATGCCAGTGAGAACATTTACCAAAAACAAGATAGAATCATTAAAAGAAGAAATTAAAAACAAAAGCGTTCAGCTGAAGAAAATACAAGGTACCACAACAGAACGCATGTGGATAACTGAGTTAGATAATTTGTCTAGACAGTTGGATAATTGACACAGCTGTAATCAGAGTTCACTAACCATATTACCAAGAAAAGTGTTATGGAAAATATAGATATGAATTTGGTATTTCTGTCCTTCGCTAAGAGAAGTATCAAAGCAACAGTGATAATGTATAGGACTAGAATTGGAATTA